GAAGCAAATCAACTAATGAAACCGAAAGGATGTCAACATGTCACGTTATCCCGATGCTGTAGTGGAATTCGAATTCCAAATCCGTAATGATTTCGTATGGGTTACAGGTCACGCCTGGGGCGATCAAGAGGGAATCTATAAAACCTGTGTCGCTGATGTCACTTTAGAGGGTGTCAGCGTGATCGGTTTGCTCACCGAAGATGACTTGTCCGATATCGATGATGCTATTGAACCCGCCATTCACGCCGATGCATCAGACCGCAAAGCCACAGAATTTGTCCCATCACGGGATGCTCACCGCCTGGGAGATTGACATGCTCAAAGATATCGTTTTTTCTGTCATTTGTGGGCTAGTGCTTTGCGCTCTCACATTGCATGGGCTTGATGCTCTTTTTTATTGATCGGAATTGAAATGATTAAAAGATTTTTGAATCGATTGTTTAGCCGTCCATGCCCCGAATGCAAAGAGGTTCGAGTGATGTATTGGCATGCATGCTGTGATTTTTGCGAACCAGGTGATGGACAAGTTAAAAATTAAAAGGAAATATCATGACAGATGATGAAATCAGACATTACTACGACACACATTTAAATATGACACTAAAAGAATTGTCTCAAATGACAGGCAAAACAATAAAAGAACTTAAGAGAATAATCTTAAGTTAACTATCAATTTAATATATTCACGAAATCAAAATGATCAAAATCTCCAACACCTCAAAGTTAAATGCCCGTTCCTGGTCACTTCAAGCGCTTGACACCTGTCCCGGTTCGCTATCAAGCCCCGGTGTTCTTGTTGATGCATGCAAGGGATGCTATGCAACAACCGGAAACTATAACTATCCGAACGTCAAAGCCCCTCGATTGTCAAACCGTGAGGACTGGCAGCGTCTTGAATGGGTTGATGAAATGGTTGATGAGTTAGATCAAGACCGTTATTTCAGGTGGTTTGATTCCGGTGATATGTATTCTCTTGGTCTTGCTGAAAAAATGCTAGAAGTCATGCGCAGAACCCCATGGTGCAATCACTGGTTACCAACTCGCATGCATAAATTCCCAAAATTCGCCCTTGTTTTGCGTGAGATGCAAAGCTTGGACAATGTAATGGTGCGCTTTTCAAGTGATAGCGTTATCGGGGAATATATCCCCGGCCTACATGGATCAGTCATTGGCCCTGATCCTGAGACATTTCAAGCTTCTGAAGGCGTCAAACTGTGTGAGGCTTACGCTCATGGGGGAAATTGCTCAGGGTGTAGGGCTTGTTGGGATAAGTCAATTCCCCTTATCGCTTATCCAGCACATGGGAAAAAAATGGGCAAAGTTATCAACCTCATGAGGGCTTAAACCATGCATATAGAAAACCAAATTGGACAAATAGGGGTGATAACAACCCTTGATGCTGCGACACTTTGGACAGTTACCGGGGTGCATGAGTTGGGCTTGATAGTCACTTGCTGCGATAACCCCAAGCAATGGCGAAGTGTCAAACCTGACAATTTTTGGGTGCTGGTTGACTATCTCTAAGTGACAATTTCAAAGAATCCCGGATTCGTTCCGGGTTTTTTTGGGTTTGCTAAGTTAGTAAGCGCTCACTTCATAAGCATCGATTTAAACGGCCTACAATCGATTTTCAATAGGTCAAGCATAGTAGGTATGCATGAGCGATAAAAAGGCCTTGTAGGACGTTTTTGGGGCTTTCTAGGCCTATTCTTGATGATGTCTCAGGCAATAGAGTGTAGCGGTCAAGTAAGTGAGGGCTTACTATCGACTCGAATGTAAGTGAGTGCTTACTACCAACTTAGGGTAAACCCTGACAGGGTAAACCCTTAGAAGAGGCTGTTTTTCAGAAAAAGCTCACCAGGCATTTTGGAAACCGATTTAACCAATTTTTGAGATCTCAAAGTTTTTGAAAGTTTTGAGATTCCAAATGCTTTTCAATTTCAGATCGTCCGGAACAAATTCTTCAAAGTGACGTTGAGTGCCTCTAATTCATCCATCTTTTTGATGGCCCACATCCTCTTTTGGCCGTGTAAGCCTAGTACTGGGCCTCTGTGGCAGTCAACGCAAAGAGCTACACAGGTGTACTGGAGGCCTTGTTTGATGTGGTGAGCCTCACTTGGACCAGGAGCATCACACACCGAACAGGGTAATTCCTTGATCAGTGCTAGATGGATGCGTTCTTCTTTATTGAGTTTGTTGTTCATAAAGTGATCTTTGGTGGATGTTTGAGCAAAGCACAGCCTTACCGTAAGTGAATACAGTTCGCTCTGTGCCTGTGATCTTTGGAGCCATGTCCTCGCACTGCACTATCCCAGACTTGTTTCAACCACCCGGCTCTAGGAATTCGCCCACCGTCCCTGCTCTGGCTTGCTCGTGTAACAGGGTATCTAGCTTCCAACCACTGACGTACCGCATTGGAGCTAAAAACCAAAAAACCCTTTTGGGTCATGGCTTTCACGCTGCAACGTTTGACATTTAAGTCAGAAAACCAGATCCAAAAGGGTCTGTATAAGTCCATGTTGCAGCATCGACACATCAAATTATATAGATGTTAGACAGGCTGATCAACAGGTTTTGATTTTTCTATGCCAACACGATGTTGTATTTGAACAACGTAATAGGTAAAGTCAATCCACCCACGGCCAACAGCTTCGGAGGCAAAGCCTCTAGCAATTTCGGTTGCCTCTTCCTTACTGGCAAGCAAGCATCGAAAGTACGCAGCATTACGACTTGGCTCTCTCGTAAACACAGCCCACTTTTGGTCAGGAAACTCATCAAGTTGTTGCGTGTAAATTCGATTGGCTTGTTTTTGATTGTTTTTTTTCATCCAAGATTCCTCATTTCACTTCTCTTGGTGTATTCCTGCACCTTGTAGACCTCGACCCTTGCCTGAGCAGCAGCCATCATCCAGCGGTAGTTCTCTTCCTGCTCAACGGCTACCTTTATCCCCTCTAGGATCTCTATGTAGTCAGGATGGGCATAGGCATAGATCTCTTGCTTACCCAGTACTGTCTCCGAGCAAGACTTCATCAACTTTGCCTTGACCGACTTTCTCATCTCCTCCAGGTACATCCTTTGGCCCTTGGCCTGTGCGTACAGGGGGGCTGTATTTATGATGTACTGGATTGCTTTGTTTGGGTTCTCCATGAATCAGTCTCCAGTGCTTCTCAGCTAATCTACGAATGCCTTCTGACAAGGAACCATTCCCTGCCAGCATCAATGCTTGTTCGTGAACCGGACCTACCCTTGCTCGGATAGTCCGACCCTCTTCACTGATCTTTTTACGACCAGCACCTTTTCTGGAGCCACCACGTTGTTTCATGGCTTGAATTATAAGCTACAAAATCAATCATGCCATCTCCACTATTGGTCTAGCTTTCTTGAGTCGGATCTCTTCCTCAACGATAAACAAGGCTTGCTCCATCTCACGGACAGAACAGTCATCCAGTTGGGCATCATGCAGATCCATCACCAGCTTCACAGCAGTCATCTCTGGTCCTGTAAAAGCAAATCTGCCTTTCTCAACACCACGCTTACCCATTGTGTAGATGGCATCCTGGGCTTCTCTGATCTCTTTGGCCCAATCTCTTCCAAGCTCATCTCTGATACGGATTAATGCTTCGCTCATGTTGACGGCAGCAATCAGTACATCAACGTGCGCTCTTGTTCCTTGGCCTGTCAGGATGGAGTCAAGTGCTTCATGGTTCTTAAGCTTCAGTGCAACACCAGCAGTAGGCAAGGAGCCAACCTTTTTAAACCCAGCAACGATCCAAGATAAATTGTCGTAGCGAACACCACGGGGTTTGTACTTTGATTTCTTTTTCATATTTCGTGTTTATTAAGTTGTGGCTTGATGCTTGGATGCGCTCTGCTGTGGATAGAGAACTGCTTGTAAGCAATGATGTTTTGCTCTTGAGTTAAGTTCTCGTAGACCTGAGTCTTCTTTGGACGAAAGTAGATGTCATCTGCAAAAATACTGGGTCTTGGATTCTGTTTCCAGTGAAACGGGGAATCTGGATGGCATTTACATTTCATTGCATTGTTCCTGGAGTAATAACCCACTGGGTCTTTGGTTTCTTGTAGTGAGCGCCCCATTTGAGGCGGTCTTTAGGATGAGGGCAGTCTTCTGGCACATAAACAGCAACCCAAACCTTTGTGTACTGCCCTTTATTCCCTAGCCTCCATCGATCAACATAAGCATCTGGCATACCTCTAAGAGCAGTTCTTACGTTAGCAACGTGCATTCCTGTTGCATCTGCAATCTCAGAGGGTGTCAAGCCATCAGGTCTTGTACGCAGCAGGGTGCGGATTCTTTTTTGACGTACCGGTGTCATTTGATGATCCTCAAAAACGCCCCGCAGCGGACGCATATGTAAAGCGGCTGGCCCTCGACAGGCTCCCAGCGGTGTTGGCAGTCAGGCATATATGCTCCTGACGGTCATCAGCGCCAGCATCACGGCGATAAAGGTCCATGCGATCTTCATGATTTTTTCCCTCTTGCTCGGATTTCTTGGGCGCAGTTTTCTGCAAAATTCATGGGGTTGCTGCTGTAATCAACATACCAATCACACACCTTTGCACACGCCTCACGCTCGGCCTCTACAGCCTCACGCATAGCCACACACGCATACCGCTTGCAAGTAGGGCCGCATGAGTGAACGTCCCACTTGTATTTCTCACGCTCGTCAGCACGGACAAGCTCGGCAAAGGCCGTAATGAACTCAATTGTTTCTGATGGCACAGCCTTGAATGTGTGCCCGTGCACTGCCGCTGCTTCTCTCGCCATTTCAATTACGGTCTTCATGTGTTCTCCTTGATTGCATAGTCGTGAAATATCGCCCCCTTGCTTGCGTCACCAACCTTGCAGGACTTGACCCAGACGTTCTTGCCTGTTTTTAGCCTTCTCAGGTGGCCTCTGCGCTCATGCAGTCGGGGTGATGCGTGTGTTC